GCAAATGAGCGAGAGCTTGATGGAAAGCAATGAAGCGCCAGCAGCAGAAGAGCAGCGTGACTTTGTTGTAGCGGAAGATAGTCAGCCAGCACGTCCTGAGTGGCTGCCTGAAAAGTACAGCAGCGGTGAAGACTTAGCCAAGGCTTATAAAGAGCTTGAGTCAAAGCTAGGTAACAAAGAAGAAGATATTCGCAATAAGCTTCTTGAGGAAATACAGACTGAAGCATTTGGGGATCGGCCTGATTCTGCTGGCGATTATCAGCTTCCTGATATTGTTGATGATGACCTTGCTGTAGACAATGAGTTATTGCAGTGGTGGTCAGAACATTCATTTGAAAATGGCTATGGTCAAGAAGAGTTCCAGAAAGGCATTGAGATGTATGCTCAAGCCGTTAATGGAAGCCAACCTGATCTTGAGGCTGAGGCTTCAAAACTTGGCGACAATGCAAATGATCGCATTCAGGCGGCGTCTATGTTTGCAAACAAGTTTTTTCCCGAAAAATCCCTGCCAGCTATTGAGCGCATGTGCGAAAGCCATGAGGGAATCCTTGCTCTTGAGGCAATCATGGAAGCAACTAAGGATGGTTCATTTTCTGATGGCACTCAACCAACAGGTCAAACAACTCAAGCTGAGCTAGATCAAATGATGCAAGATCCTAGATACTGGGATAAGAATGACGCGGCTTACGTCAAGCAGGTAGAAGAAGGCTACAAGCGTCTCTATGGAGGTTAAGATTCTTAAGAGGGGTAAGTTTTACTTAACCCCTTTTACTCTTGATCACATTGATGAAGTTGCTGCCAATTTAAGTCATGAGAATATAAGAGAGCTTAAGATCCTTGGGCACTTGGATATTAAGCAAGCTATTACAGAAATGTACGAATGCTCTGAGTGTTACTTAGTTCGCAAAGAGGGTGAAGTATTTACTGCGGTTGGCGGTCTTTGGTATAACGAAGATCAAGATTATCCTCAGATGTTCTTTATGTTTTCCCATAAAATCAAAGAAAACTTTACTTCTATGGCTCGTGGCTCAAAGATGTTGCTTAATTATTTAGAGCAAACACAGCCCCAGATGACCATGACTATACTCGCTGATTATGAAATTATGGTAGATTGGGCAGTGTGGCTTGGCTTTGAACCAGTAGGTGTAAGCATATCACCTCCGCATAAGTACGTTGATTTTGTGCGTTGCAATCCAGATCAAAAAAGTGTTTACGATGGGGGATTACGGCCCATAACGCACTGAAAGGCCCGAAAGGATACCCTTGTTGAAGTGAAAGAGTGGATACCCGTTGGCAACTGTAACTTCAAAATAGGACTGTAAAATGGCTAATACAATTGACCAAGCCTTTATTAAACAGTTTGAATCAGAGGTTCACATAGCATATCAGCGTATGGGCTCTAAACTCCGCAACACAGTACGCTCAACTAATGTGACTGGTTCAACTGCTCGCTTCCAAGTAATTGGAAAAGGCACTGCATCAACTAAAACACGCAATGGCGATGTTTCCACAATGGAACTAGCGCACACCAATGTCGAAGCAACTATGGCTGACTACTATGCAGCCGAGTATATCGACAAGCTAGATGAATTAAAGATCAACATCAATGAGCGTCAAGCTGTAGCGCAATCTGCTGCTGCTGCCTTGGGGCGTCAAACTGATGCTTTAATTGTGACAGCTATGGATGCTGGTGCTAATTCAACTCAAATTCACGATACATCTTCAGCTATTGAAAAAGCAGATCTTCTGACTTTGTTCCAAACGTTTGGTGCAGAAGATATTCCAGAAGACGGACAGCGCTACTTAGCTATGTCTCCTGCTGGATTTGCTGACTTGTTTAACATTAATGAGTTTGCCTCATCAGACTACGTTGGGCCACAAAGCCTTCCGTTTGCTGGTGGTATGACAATGAAAGAGTTCTTGGGATTCAAGATCTTCTCAACTTCAGCAGTAGCTGGTGGTAAAAACTTTGCTTATCACGCTCGTGCAGTAGGTATTGGCATTAACTCTGATGTTCAAACCGAGGTTAATTATGTACCGCAGAAGGTAGCGCACCTTGCGACATCAATGATGTCTATGGGTTCTGTCGTTATTGATGATGACGGTGTGTTTGAAGTTCTCGACAACAACTAATAGGAGGGGGGCGAAAGCCCCCTAACTTCTTATGCCAGCAAATACAGCAATCAAAATATGCTCTCGAGCCTCTATACTAATGGGTGGCTCTCCCATTCAATCGTTTGATGAGGGAACGGCTGAGGCTGATGTAGTTGATGCTGTATATGAGGATGTTGCTCGCGCTGCGCTTACTAATTCAAGATGGCGCTTTGCCACGAATCAACAGCAGATTAGTAGACTTGTAGCAACACCAACGGGTCGATACGATGCAGCTTACCAGCTTCCGTCTGATCTTATTATGCTAAGTGCTGTAACAATAAACGATGAACCTATTATCTATGACACATATGGAGATAAGGTTTATTGCGATGCTAACGAGACTGAGGTTCTTGTAGCTGATTATATATTTAGAGCAGACGAGGCTTACTGGCCTCCTTACTTTACAATGGCTGTAGAGTTCCAAGTTGCTGCCATGCTTTCCATCTCAGTTGCTAGAGATGCACAGCTTGCTTCTTTAATGGAGCAAAAGGGTGAACAGTTTTTGATGAGAGCGCGTAGGCTTGATTCACAACAGCAAACAACTAAAAAGCTAAACACTTCGAGGTTTATAAGTCAAAGGCGTAGCTAATGCAGAAAGTTAGAGTAGCACAGAATAGCTTTCAATTTGGCGAGATTAGTGATTCTTTGATAATGAGAACGGATTCTCCTGTGTATGTTTCCTCTGCGCAGCGCGTAGAAAACATGGTTGTTACCGCTGAAGGTTCTTTAAAAAAACGTCATGGTTTAAAGCATCATTATGATTACAGCATAACTTATGATGCCTCTTATAAAGAGCAGTCTCACTTATTTAAGTTCGAGTTTGATGATAATGAAGCATATGTAATTTCTGTTGAGCATCAAAAGGTTCGTTGCTTTTTTTTAGATAACGCTGGAACTTATACAACCGCTGGTGACTTACACTTAGTAGAAACCATTACTCAAGACACAAGCAGTAATGCTTTGCCGTTTGATAAAGAGTATTTGCAGGAATATACATTTGCTCAATACGGCGATGTGATGTTTATTTGTCATCCTTTGTTTGCTCCTCGTATGCTAACAAGGACTGCATTGGATGCGTTTGAAATATCTACATACAGCTTTGATCAAAGAGCAGACAACAAGATTACATATCAACCGTATTCTAAGTTTCAAGCAAATGGGGTTACGCTAGATCCCTCTGCTTCTAGCGGAAATGGTATTACTTTAACAACAAGCGCTGCGTATTGGGTTGCTGGTCATGTAGGTACAACTATTAGATATGGTGGCGCTGAAATAGAAATAACTGGCTATACGTCATCTACAGTTGTTACTGGCAATGTTGTTGATGAACTTAAGATTAGACTATCTGTTTTAAATCCTTTTAGAACTATTGATGGATTAGCGGTAGTTGAAGTCACTCATTTAAATCATGGCTTTGCTGGTGGAGAAAGTATTACAATCGAAGAGGCATCTGCTGTTGGTGGTATTAATGCCAGTCAGTTAAATGGGGCAAGAACAGTAGGCGATATTATTGATGAAAACACTTACACAATAACTGCTGGATCTAATGCAAATGATTCTGAAGATGGGGGTGGTAATGTAAAGGTTGTTACTCATGCGCCAACTGAAGATTGGGATGAGCAGTCTTGGTCTGGTGTTAGGGGTTATCCTGCGGCTGTTACCTTTCATGAAAACAGGCTTTGCTTTGGCGGCACTATTGCAGAACCAGATAATATTTGGATGAGTAAGGTTGGAAGCTTTTTTAACTTTGATGTAGGCGATGCAGCGGATTCTGATTCAATTCAGATTGTTGCTGCAACAGGTGATGTAAACCAAATTAGATATATGGTTTCTAACCGTGACTTGCAGATCTTTACTGCGACTGGTGAATTGTATGTACCTACTTACTTGAACCAAGCCATTACGCCAACAAATGCTCAGATTAGAAAGCAAACACCATATGGGTGTGAGTTTGTTCAGCCAACCTCTATTGATGGTGCAACTATCTTTACTGAAATGGGTGGTAAGACTGTAAGAGAGTATTTGTATACAGATACAGAAGAAGCATATACCGCTACTTCAATTTCGACTATTGCTTCTCACTTAATAGACACGCCTAAGTATTTAGCTGTAGTGCATAGTGGGTTTAATCTACCAGATTCATATGCAGCATTTACTTTGACAAATGGTGAGGTAACTTTGTTTAGCTCCAACAGGGCTGAAAAGAAAGCATCTTGGACTAGAGTTACAACAGATGGAATATTTTCATCTGTATGCGCTATACACAATCGTTTGTTTGCTAATGTTTACTATGGCAATAAGCTTTATCTATGTGAGTTTACCAAGGCTTCTTTGTCAGGCGTAGGTTCAAGAGAAATGGGCATAGATAATTTTATTTATGTAGCAGGGTATCCTTTCATTGATGTATCTAGCGCTTATTCTGTTGGTGATACAGTTACTCTTGGCGTATGGACTACTCCTACAACATGGCTTGGTGAGCATACTGTTGTAGATAATAGTGGTGTGGCCTCTGTAGATGTAAGCGCATATCAAAGTTTTGGTGGAAACTTCTGGGTAGGCAGAGCATTTACAGCCAAGATTGTAAGTAATCCTGTAGATGCTTCTATGGGTAATGGGCCAGCAACAGGCGAGGTCAGAGGCATTACCAATGTAGTTGTTGATGTAAAGAATACGGATTCTTTGAAGGTAAACAACAGGCCGGTAATTAGTTCAAACTTTACTGGCAAGAAGGAAGTAAGATTGCTGGGATATAATAGAAATCCACAGATTAGCATTGAGCAGGATAATCCTGCTGAGATGCAAGTAAACGGATTAGTAGCGGAGTTAATAGTCTAATGTTTCAAATAATTTCAGCTGGAATAAGTGCAATTGGTCAAATAACTGCTAGTCAAGCTGCTAAAGAAGCTTCTGATTTAAATGCATTTCAAATAGAAACAGACAAAGAGCTAAATAAAGTTCAGGCTTTGCAAAGATCAAGGTCTAGGCGTGAAGAGTATATTATGGCTAGGTCTGCTAATATTGCTGCATTTTCTGCTGCTGGTAGAGATATTGCATCTGATAGAAGTGTTGAAGCGTTTCTTAAAAGACAGCAAGAAATTGTTGCTGATGATACGAGTAGAATTGATCAACAAGTTCAATTTGAAAATGTTAAAGCTGGTATGGCAGCTTCTGCTGAAAGAAGGCGTGGAAGAAATGCACTATCAGCAGCTATGTTTAGTGCAGTAGGCACTGTTTCTGAAGGCATTTATCGACAAAAAACGGTGGGAACTTAATGGCTGTTATTAGACAAAAGACACAAATATTTAATCAGCCTGTAGGTGTTGTAAGGGCAGATGCTGGTTCTGCTCAAGTAGGTCAAGCAATTAGTAATGCTGCTTCTAGGATTTCTCAGTTAGCCTATAGAGAAGCAGCTATAAATGCAGAAAAAGCTGGTCAGCAAGCAGCACAATCTCAGCCATCAGATAAAATTATAGCGATTGATCCAGATACTAACATGCCTGTGGCGTATACACCGCCAGCATCATTTGGAACTATTGCTGCTAGATCATATCAAAACATGATTGATCGAAGATTTGAAGAATCTATTCTTGATGAATTTGCGTTAAAAGGTTCAGAGTTTGCTGCAAGCTCTTCAACTGCTGATCAGTATAAAACTCGTATAACTAAATATATACAAGAAATGTACAACTCAGAAGGGGAAGCGACTCCTTATAGTAGATATATTCAAGAGGCTGGATCTGAATATGTTGCAAGTACATACGCATCTTTAGCAAAAAAAGAAGCTGAGGCAGCAAAGAAAGCATTAAAAGATCAGCAGTTAATGTCTGGTTATCTTGATGAAAAAAAATTAGCTAATCTTGTTGCCTCTGGTGGATCAGATGAAGACATTTTGGCCTTGTCTAATTCTCTTCGTTCTAAATATTTAGATTTAAAAAACACAGATAATATGACGTTTGCGTTATGGAAAGCTGCTAATGATCGCATTGATGGCCTTCAAGGCCTATCTGCTAATAATAATCTTATAGATATATACTCTACGCTTTTACCTTCAGATCAGTCTATGTTTAAACTTGGACTTACAAACCCAACAATCATGGCTCGGCTAGCTGATAAGCTAAATAATAATAACTTGGAAGCTTTAGCTGTAGCAGCAAAGACAACGACTAGCATACCAACATTACTTGCTGGTTTAGATTCATTTGCCGCTATTAGCGAGGAGTATGTAGAATCTGAGGTTGGCAACTATATATCTGAGCTTGCTCCAACAATAAGTGCAGCTATTACTGTCGCAGATATACAGGGCATGGTCCTAAATATTAAAGATAAAGATGTTCAGAAAGAAGTAACAAGAGAACTATTTACTGACTGGGTAGAGAAGAACTTAGATGCGGCTGGCAAGAAGTCTTCTGATTTAGACATTATGTCTGAAGCGCTTCAGAATGAAGCATCACCAGATTATCAGGCAATAGCTAATTTAATAGGAGGTACGCAGGGTGAGTCTGTAGCAAGCCAAATTCAAGGCATGACTCAACAACAAAGATCTGATCTTGCGACTGAAATATCTGATAGACGCGCGGCTTTATCTAGGATGGAAGGTGTTGCTGACTCAGAAAAAGAAAACAGATTGCGTCAAAGTCTAATTGATTTTCAAAAAGCTACTGATTTAAATGCAAGCTTTCAGTCTGCTTTATCAAACATAGAAGCATCTGGATTAGATGAAACAACTCAGCAAACTTTAATAACTGCTGCTAGAGAAAACTTTGCTCTTCAATCAAGAGCTAGAGCAGACAGAATACAGTTGACTACGGTAGATCTTGAAGAATTAAAAGACGCAATAACTCAAGAAAAAACAAATCTAACAGGCAATGCTAAGGAGGCTTATAACTTATTAAGAGAAGCTTATAAGTTTGATCCTGCAAGTACATCTGCTTACCTAGAAAAAAAGTTAACAGCAGCTACAAATCAAAACAATAGATACATTAATGGCGTTAGAATGGATTCTATTGCTAGCAATCTACCTAGCGCTTCTCCTGATGAGTTGGCTTTTTATGACAAACAATTATTTGACGGTATTAATATTAATGCTGGAAATATGTTTGATTTCCCACAAATTGTAGATGGTCTTAATCAAGGCGTTGTTCTTCCATCAGCTAAGATTGCTTTAGAATCTGCTCTAACATCAATTAACGAAGACAACTTAAATGCTGGCATCCAAACATTTGAACGTTATTCTAATCTTGAGGTTATTACGCGAGATGGTCGTCGTACTACTTTAGATATAATGCGTAATCTTAGCCCAGAGTCGTATGCTTTATACTCTGCGATAAGTCAGTCTGCTCGCGCAGAGGGTGTAGAGCCATTAGCAATTGCTCTTGAGTTTAGAAACTATGATGGCAACATTGATGCCGATATTAAGACAGATCTTGAGCTGCCCAAAAGTGCAAACATTGGAAGAGCATTAGACGCTTACCCAATGAGCGCTAATTATAAAAAAGAAATATTAGCAATGCTTCGGATGCAAAAGATAAGAGGCAATGTCATTACTGAGGATTCAATATCTTCTATAATAGATAGTTACACCTCAAATATGCGAACAGATCCTAATGTTATTGGGTCTTATATTGGTGACAGCACTGTATATGCTAGGAATAATTTTTTTGCAGATTCTGAAATTACCATGCATAGAGAAGAGGTAACTAATCTTATTGCTGATTCTGGTTTGTTTAACGATCTTTTAAAAGGTGGTACTGCATTAGATTCAGCCGCTGCTGGTTTTGCAAATATTATTGGCGGCAATCTTTTACTTACATCGAGAGCTATTGTTGAAGAGTTTACTAGCGGTGTTGGGGCTAGTGAAGAGCTAAGTGATAGAGACAGGTTAAGAAGAGGACTGCAAGCTTTAAATATCGAGCTAAGCTATAAGCCTGTTGTGTCTTCATTTAACCAAGGTCAACCTATGTACGAGGTAGGGTACATAAATGATTACGGTGGGTTTGAGCCAATCATAGTTAATGACACAGCTTTGACTTTAGAAAAGCCAAGGGTTCAAGCTGATCGAAAAGCTGATATGAGATTTCAATCTCTCAATAATTTGCAAACTGCGGTTAAAGCAGATGCACCTGCTGGCAACAAAGCTATTGCTGAAATTAATTACATAGCAACATTAGATCATATGACTGAAGAAATGTTCTTATCTGATGTCGGCAAAATGAGAGAGTACAACAAAATATTTGGCGAAGATGATATGGCGTTAAATATCTTTAGAACAAAAAGAGAGTCGTACAATTCTCTTAGCAATGCATTGCAAATAGAAATGACAGAGCCAAATCAATGAAGATAGTTGTTCCAGAAGCAGAGCCGTTTAATATTGGCAGACAGCCAGTGCAATCTACAGTGCCTACACTTGGGCAAACGGGGAATGCTCAATATGGAAGACTGTTTAACCCAATAAAGAACCAGTTAAATTTTTATTCAAGAGCTTCAACCTATGATCCAGAGTCAATTGATCGTGTTGAAACAATAATAGAAAAGCAGGGACTTAATGAAGAAGATGCTCGTTATCTTCGCTTGTTTGGAATTGGGTCTCAAGATAACTTTACTTCTGCCCTAGAGTTTTTACAGAAACGTAGAGATAACTATAGTGTATTGAATCGTTCTACTGGTCTTAATTTATTTGTTACCGATCCCAGCCTCCATGCATCTATTGCTATTCCTTACGGTGGTGTTGCTGCTTCTTTGCATCTTGGTCGAGGTCTTAATGCTTTAGGCTCTACTTCTGGTCTTAGGCAAGCTGCTCGTGCAAAACAACTAATGAAGGGCAAAGATCTTACCGCTAAAGATCTTTCTAAGATAGGCGCCCTGGATGCAGCAGTCGTGGATGGCAGCATAACGCTTACTGAGGCGCTTACTGAGATTAGCGAGGGTGAAGACCCAGAAACTGAAATAGGCAACGCAGCGCTTTACACAATGGGTACAGCGGCCGTTGGTAGCCTTCTTGGCTTTGGCATAGGCACAGCGTTGAATAGACCTATTTCCGCGCAAGCCAGACAAGCAACGTTTGGTCGTAAGTATAAAGAATATCTCAATAGTATTTCTGATGAGCCAGCAAAAAGAGGTGAAGACTTATCGTTTACGGGTGAGTGGTTTACTAACTCTTGGTTTATGAAGGCAATACCAACGCCTCTTCGCGCAACTATACAAGATATAAAATTACCAGACTGGGCTAAGATGGATATGCTTCAGCTTGGTGGCGATAATGGAATGCCTTTTGCTATGAACCAGCTTGGTAAAAGTGTAGGTAATTCTACGTTTACTGAGTCTGCAAGACGTCAAGGTGACTGGTTTAAAGCTCTTGATGTTATTAATCAAAATTATCGTGAGGTAAGCCCGCGTGGTTCCGCTGAGTTTTTTAATGTTCCTGTTGGAGAATATGTAGAGCGTGTTCGTCGCAAGCTAGGCAAGGATAGCTTTGCACCTGATGAATGGTACAATCATGTTGGCCGTTTAATGGTTGATGAAGTGCCGTATGAAAAAATGACACCGCAGGAGGCAGCTTCAGTCCAAGCTGCTCGTAGCTTTTTTGAGCAATATGGGAAAGAACTAGAAGAAGTCGGTCTTATTAATCCAAAGGATCTTTTTGAAGACAACTATTTAAAAAATGTTGGTCGCCAGATGGAGCTTCAAAGCGTTACTAAAAGTATTGTTGAGCAAAACAAACGATGGATGCGCCCACAGCAAGATAGGCTTTCAACAGACATAGAGAAAATAAACAATAAACTTAAGCAACTAAACAAAACTGCTACTACAAGAGGCCTGACCAATAAGCAGGTTACTTTTAAATCTGATTTAGAAAAAGAACTTGTTATGAAGCAAGACTTAGTAGGAAGGTTTGATGACGCATTTGGCAAGATTCAAAATGCAAAATCAATTGATGAACTAGCTTTGCTTTATAAAGAGTTAGATCTTACGGCCGACATGCGTAGTGCTTTGCAAGATCTCGCTAAGGCTATGGATGAAACAAAGTCTAGAATTGATAATGCTATGGATATGATGGATGAGATGCCATCAGTTAAATCTCCTAATAATTACCTTATGCGTATCTTTAATCGCCGTAAGATTGAATCAGACCGAGAGGGTTTAAAGAACATCTTAATGAATTGGTTTCGTGAAAACCCACAGATTATTGTTAAAGGTGATGACAAGCTATTTAAAAAGCAAGAGCTAGCAACTGATCCCGTATCTCTTGAGCGTAGAGCCAACGAAACTATAGACAATATTCTTGGAGAAACAGACGAAGATGCTGTCGATGCAATCTTTACTGGATTTGGTCGCAGCGGCCCGCTTGTATCTCGTCGCCTTAATATTCCTAATCACTTGATTAAAGACTACATCGTGACTGACATTAAGGAAGTTATGATTGCTTACACCAATCGTGTTGGCCCTCGACTAGAGTATCACAAACGTTTTCGTGATCCAGAAACTAATCAGATAATGCCGCTAGAAGGAAGAATAGATTATTACAGATCTAGGCTTATTAAAGATGGTGTTGATGAAGCTACAATAAATAAGTTTATTAAGAACTTTGTTGCGATATACGATCAAGTTGTCGGCACAACGCTTAAACGTCCTGATGCTATAGATACTAAAGTAGCTGACTTTCTTAGAACAGCAACAAGCTGGACTTTTCTTGGCGGCTCTGGATTAGCAGCAGTTGGTGACGCTGCGTCTTTGTTTATGGATCATGAGCTTAAAGCTATTGGCAAGTCAGTGCTCGGCACAATGGATGATATATCTTTAAAGGCATCTAAGAGAGAGCTTAATCTTGCTGGTGAGGCACTAGAGATTGTTCGTGGCATAACTCACTTGCGGTACATGGAAAGCCTTACGAATGATGTATTTAGCAAAACTATTCCTGATAAACTAAACAATGCCTTTTACATTATGAATGGTTTGGCTCCTGTTACTGTAGCCATTAAAACATTTGATGGCTTGCTTCGCGGCCATACTATTATTGACTCAGCTATTAAACTGGGCACAGGTAAGGCTAGCAAGTTTGAGAAAGAGTTTTTAGCTAGATATAACATTACTCCAAAACTAGCTAAACAAATAGCTGACTCTCCTTATGAAAAAAGCCAAGGTGGTTTATTTTTACCAAATACAGAGGCTTGGACAGATGAAGCAGCAGTTATTGCATTTAGAAATGCTTTATCTTCTGGCGTTATGAACAGAGTAATTATGGGTACACCAGCAGACAAACCAATTGTAATGAGCGGTGTTGCTTATATTCCAGAACATTTAGCTAAATTTCTTCCATTTGAAACTGCTATTGATCCTAGAGTTAAAGGGTATCGAAGAGCAGAAAGTGGATTACTGGCTTTGCCATTTACTTTCTATAGTTACACAATGGGTGCTTTAAGCAAGATTACCGCTAACCATGCCTCTGGTGCAGTTCGCAATCGTTTGTCTCATGTAGCTGTTGCTATGGGTCTTGGGTATATGATTGTAAATGCTCGCACTCCAAGCTGGGCTTGGAAGGATATGGACATTGAGGATAAGATTATGAGATCTTTTGACTTCTCAGGTCTTGCAGCAATTTATAGCGATATGGTTTATCGTGGTATAGCAATGGCTAGTGAAATGGGATTAGAAAATAATTTTCCCATTCAGCCAAAGTTTCAAGCCCCACCAGATAAGATTGGTGCATTAGTTTCTTTAGGTGGTGCTCCTGCTGATTGGAGTTATGAGGTATTAAGTTCTATAGGGCAGATGCTTTCTGGTGATGTTCAAGACGGAGCTAAAGGTCTTATTCGCATGACGCCACTTATAGAGACAATGGCGACTGGTGATATAATAAAAGACACCGCAAAAGACCTTACTGGTTATTTGCCTAACAGGCAGTAATTTGTCTTAGATTATTTGTGCATTGTTCTTCTTAGCTTCTTTATGAGAAAAGCAAGGAAGAGGTGACACATGGCAATCAACGTATCAGACAACAATCCCCGTATTAATTACACAGCAACATCAGGGCAAACTGTATTTACAGTTCCCTTTGAATTCTTTGCAAGCACTGACCTTACTGTATATGTAGACGGCTCGGTTCTGTCTGCATCTGCGTACACGGTAACAGGCGGCAGCGGATCAACTGGATCTATTACCACAGATAGCGGACAGACTGCTGGGGCAGAGATTGCTATTGTTAGGGATGTACCGCTTGAACGTACAACTGATCTTACTGCATCTTACAGCGCCTCTTCTTTAAATGACCAGCTGGATAGAATTGTAACTCAGGTTGCTGATTTAGATGATCGAGTATCGCGCTCTATATCTTTGAACGATTATGAAGTGGGTGTGTCGCTAGATCTTCCTGCTAAGGCCAGCCGCTTAGGTAAGACCATTCAGTTTAATAGCACTACTGGTGCATTAGAAATTGGTCCAAGTGGCAATGAGCTAACAAGCATTGCATCTATTGCTTCTGAAATTACTGCTCTTGATGGCATTAAAACAAACATAACAACTGTTGCTGGCGCGATTACCAATGTTAATAGCGTAGGATCTAACATATCTTCAGTTACTTCTGTTGCGAGCAGCATATCAAACATAAATACAGTCAACACAAATATAGCTAATGTAAATTTAGTTGGCGGTTCTATAGCTGATCTTAATGATGTAGCTGATAGCCTTGATCAAGTTGAACTTGTTGGTGGGTCTATAAGTAACGTAGATATTGTTGGCGCTGCTATTTCAAATGTAAACACTGTTGCCGGTGATGTTTCTAATATTAATACTGTTGCTGGTATTTCGGCAAACATTACAACGGTTGCTGGAATTACGTCTGACATTTCTACGGTAAACAGCAATGCATCAAACATTAATCTAGTTGCTACAAATATAGATGACGTTAATGATGTGGCTAATGTTATTACAAAAGTAACTACGGTTGCTGATAACATTGCGAATGTAAATACTGTTGCTCCATCTGTCGGCTATTTATCTACAGTGGCTAACAACATAGCTAACATTAATACGCTTGCACCAATTAGCGCAGACATTACGACAGTAGCTGGGGTTGCTAGTTCTATTGCTAATGCGGCTGCAAATGCTGCGGCTGCTGAAGCTGCTAAGGTTGCTGCTGAGTTAGCTGCTGATAACTTTGATGATACTTATCTTGGCGCTAAGTCTAGCGATCCTACTGTTGATAATGATGGAGATGCTTTAAATACTGGTGATTTATATTTTTCAACAACTGATAATAATTTAAAGATTTATAGTGGCTCTGCTTGGCAAGATGCTGCTTTAGACAGCTCTAGTTTCGTCCAGAAAACTGGCGATAGTATGACAGGCAATTTGAGTATTGCAGGTAACTTAAACCTTGGATCAATACTTCAGGCAAATAGAACTTTTTTTATGGGTTCTAATTATAGTTCTTATTTTAATATAGACACATCTTTAAATAGCACCTTAATTACAAGTGGTGCTTCTATTTCAGATACTACTTTAAAGTTTAGAGTTGCAGATGGTGGAACAGAAACAACAATATTAAATGTTTCAAAGACTGGTGTTGACGTCACTGGCGAAATTACATTTGACGGTGGCACAACATCTGATGATTTAAGCTTTGGTGATAATGACAAAGCCATCTTCGGTACTGGGTCTGACCTAGAGATTTACCATAATGGTACTCACAACATTATACAAAGTAATGAGGGAAACATTACTATTGAAACCACTTCTGACGATAAAGACATTTTCTTAAAGTCAGACGATGGCGCTGGTGGTAGTGCCACATACTTACAGGTTGATGGTAGCAATGGTTCACTTAACCTACGTCATTATGGTTCTGTCAAACTCGCCACAGAAAGCGGCGGTGTCAATATCACTGGGACTTTGACCAGCGATGGGCTGACTGTGGATGGGGTTGCTGCTGTAAATGCAAATAATATCAATTACGCAGGTTCTTCTCCAAAAATAAATATCTACGAGAATGATACAACTGACTTAAATACTCAACTAATACAAACAAATGGAGACTTCTTTGTAAGGACGTTATCTGACGATGCGTCATCAACAGACAATAGAATAAGAGTAGACCATTCCACAGGCGACATCAGCTTTTACGAGGATACAGGCACTACTGCAAAGTTCTTCTGGGATGCGAGTGCGGAGAGCTTGGGGATTGGGACGACTTCGCCAGCCGTTGCCCTTGACGTAAATGGTGAAATAAGAGCTACAAATCGTTACCTAGCAAATACAGGCGGTGGAGCAAATAAAGGGTATCAATTTACAGGCGATGGCAATACAGGAATGTATTCTGATGTTGCCGATACACTTCAGTTTTCTACTGGTGGCTCAGAACGCATGCGCATCGACAGCAGCGGTAGTCTCATTATCGGTGCAACAACAGGCACTGGGCAATACAGCGGCACAGGCAGCAA